CCAGCAATCGATCAGCATGGCGCAAAAGCCTTTGTCTTCGCTGGGCTTGAAGATCCCCCATACGCTACAGGCTGAGGGGTCGTTGATGGTCTTTTCGGTATAGGCGCCGTCGTAGGACTGGACCACGAACTCAAAGCGCGGGAAGGGCTTCTCCGAGGGCCATAGCTTGATCCAGGCGCGTTTGATGATCCCAGCCTCTTCAGGGTCGATGATCTCGGCGTGGATCTCCTGGCGGCCCAGGGAAGTGCCCTCGTACTGCAAGATCTGCTGCTTGAACGTCCCGGCAAGGTTGGCAAGGTTGTCGTAGGTCGAAGCCTGCGTGACGACGACGTCCTCGCCGTCTCGGTTCAGCAGGTCGATGATCAGCGGCTTAGGCTTGGGCGTGGTGGTTACGACGATCCGTGGCTTATCGCCCAGGCGGACCGAGAACATGATCTGGTCCCAGGCTGCATCCAGGTATTCCCAGGCTGCCAACTCGTCGCACCAAGCATGGTGCCACTGCGGACCCCGGAAGCGCTCAGGCTCCGAGGCCGGTATGCCTTTGATCAGGGAGCCATTCGTAAGGACGATCTCGTGCAGGCTCCTGGTGTACTTGACCCGGATCTCCTCGGGCATGCAGTTGAGCAGGCCTGACTCGCCCTCGATCATCGTGTCGCGGATGTCGGCCGAGGTCGGGCCCGAGATCAAGATGCGGATGTTGGGCGTCGTCCAGGCTGTATGCCATACGTCCTCGGCGGCTGTCCTGGTCTTGCCTGCGCCCCTGCCTGCAAGTAAGAGCCATGTCGTCCACCAATTGCCCTTAGGCGGGATCTGGTGCTTGTGCGCCCTCATGAGCCAACTCATCCGGGCTCTAAAGGCTGCCGCTGCTTCCGGGGGTAGCTTCTTCAGCGCCTCCTGGTGCAGGGCAAGCTTGGCTTCAATCCGCTTGCTTTGACTTGCTGTCAGCATTCTGGCGGATGCCGGTCAATTCATCGATCAGGGATTGTGCGACGTCCATCACCATGTCCACTTGTACGGGGCCTTCATCCTTGCCGGTGATCTCGTGCTTAGTCCGGTCGGTGTAGTCCTTGGGGAATCTTGCGGCCATCGAGCGGGACCAGAGCGAGGTGTTCAGGGTCACGCCATCCTTGGTCTGCTTCAAGTGATCCTGGGCTATGTCCTCCCACCATTGGAGGGCCAGTTCCTCTGCATACTCTATGGCGTTTAGAAATTCTTCGTGGACGGAGCACCAAGTCCACATAGTCTTCCTCGTCACCCCTATGGTCGCGGCGATCTGGGCCTTGCTCTTACCTTGGCGGCCCATCTCAATAACCAGTTCGCAATATTTGGGGTCGTAGTCGGTCGGTCTTCCTGCTGGCATTCTGATTTTCCTTCAAAAATCAAGCACTTATCTATAGGATACACGAAAAAAAACCCCTGTGGAAGGGGTTAACGTCGTGAGGGGAAGGACCCACAACCAGGAGACACACAGAAAACGCCCCTATTGTACCTCCGCTTCGGGCTGCTTGTACATCCTCATCCTGATCAGGTCCGACACGCCGAACATGCCCACCGGCTCGGCCAGGGTTGCGCAAAGCTCCCGCTCCTCGTCGAGTAGTTGCTGGACATAGGCGGTTAGCTTGTCGATGTTGAAGGCGTACTGCTTGCCCTTGATGGCCTTGCCTTTTAGGTCATCGATGATTTGGTTCCTCAGGTCTTGGTTCATGTTTGCTCCTTTATCCTTGGTGATCGTTCTTCGGTCCAGAATTCCTCTTCGCAGTGCTTGCATTTGTGTCGGCGCTCTACGAAGTAATAATGCCTTTCGGGGTTCCAGAATGTTCGGGTCTCGAGGATCTTGGTCTTGTACCCCTGACCCTTTGGAGTTCGGCAGTAAGGGCAGATCATGCCTACCCCCTTGCTCGTATGGCGGCGGCGCAGTCTGCGGCAATCATCACCCCGTTGCGATCCATGCCATCACACACCTTCGCACACGCCTCACGCTCGGCAGCAGCGACAAGGGCGGCGAAGCGTGTTACAGAACCTAATGGCTTTTCGTCAGGCCCGTAAGCCAATCCAGCCTCCCGCGCCATGCGGATGATGTCTTCTCTGTTCATGATTCTTCTCCTTCAAGGCTTGCTCAATAAGCTCGGCCATCAACGAGCACCTGAAACGGCTATATGCCGAGGGCGAAATCCAACCTGAGGCAACTATTAGGCAATTCCTAATAGTTCGACAGGATGGCGTCGAGGTTGTAGTGTTCAATGCTCCGATTGACCTGACGAGCACCTTCCGCTAGTCGCAAGGCTTCGGGTTGTTTGTTCATGTGTTTTTTTCCTTTAGCTTGGCTTCAATGGCACGAAAATCTGACCAATGGATTGCTATACCAAGGCTTTTCTGTATCTCTTCAATCTCATCATCCGTCAGCCCAACCCATTCACGCTTTGGCGGTGTGGTGTAGAGGGGTATGTCATCTGGATTGGGGCCGATCAGGTTGCCTTCTTCATCGAACTTTGATGAGCGATGCCACCAAAGTTCCCCGTTGCCCCCATTGGTAATCCACGCCACCGGCTCTTGTTGCGCTAATGCTGCATTCCATCCTCGCTGATAAGCCTGTGCAATCTCGATTTGTTTGTTGTGTTCAGTTTTAACGACACGTTTTTCCCATGCGTGTTCTGCAAGTTGAATTTTTGCCTCGTAATCATCGTATGAATCGCTCATGTGTTCTCCAGTTTGATAACGTCTTTGCGGTCCATCAAAACACCCCGAACCAAATGCCCGTGCCGTGGACGCAGCCCACCGGGAATACGATCGCCCCAGCAATCAGCAGCAGCCACTTGGCGCCCTGTATCGAGACAATGACGTGCGTTAACCAAGCCAGGATTACCCAAGCTGTAAGTGCAAATCCAAGCATGCCTTCCATTTATTTTCCCCTCGCGTTTTTAATACGTTCTTCAATCTGCCAGTCCAACTCTCTCAACAGGTCCTCGATCGTGTCGCCACGGCCGGTCGTATAGCCGCGATCGATCATCCACTGGGCCACTTTCTGCCGGTTGATAATGGTTGCAAGCGAGGCCCAGGTCCGAGCGTCGCCCTCCTTGATCTTGTCCATCAGGCCTGTGCTTTCCAGGTACGACTTTGGCTTTTGGTGCATGTTGTGGTCGCCGCTCATACATGGCGCTCCTTGATCATTTTTTTAATACGCTCAGCTTCCGTTTTCGGGATCTGTGCCGTGTCGATAATCCTGCATACCGAGTCCCTTTCCATGCTCAGCAGCAGGTTTGCAAACCGATCGAGGTCCTTCAGGTAGGCGATGTATGCCACGTCCTCGATCGTGTCTTTAAGGCCTGCTTCCGAGGCTAGAAGGCGCAGTCTTTTATCGTCCATCGTCGATCTCCACGGTGATTTTGTACTTGCGGCCATTCTCACCCTGGACACGGACGATCTTCTTAGAACTTAGGTATGCACCCTCCGGCGTGAGGTCCAACTCGATACCGGAAGGGTCCTTCATGAGCCCGTTCGGGTCCCTTTCCAGGGACTCCAGAACAAGCGCGGCAATGTAGTCGCAGTAGATCATCATGGCAATCAGAATGAAAAGTCGTGGTACTTCTCACGCTCACCGAGGCGAAGGCCACAACCTTGCGACTTGACGAGGCGATTGGTCTCGGGGTTGATGAAGTGCTGGGCCCACTGGCCGTTCTTCATCTTGCGGAAGATCCGCTTGCAGTTGTCGGGGTTTTGTGTGTACTCGTATTGCTGCGACTCGCTCATGCCGTTGGAGTCAACGCGCTTGTAATCGTCGTCCTGCACGACAATGTAGCGCTTGGCCATGTTGACCTCGACAACCGTGCATGGGTTGCGGTCGGTCCAGGAAAGCAGGGTTGCTGGCATACCAACGTAGGGCGCTGGCTCACCGACTGTCATGCGGCTGTAGAGGCTGTTTACAAGGCTTGCTGTTTGCATCATTTTCTCCTGTTTCTCACGGCGGAAGTGCCGTATGCGTATTAGAACTGCTTTTTATCCACTTGTCAACAAGGGGCCGAAGCCCCGGTAGCTTTAAGCCCAGGCCTCGTCGGCCAACTCACGAGCCTCCATTGCCAGATCGTCTGACCGTCCATAAGACTCATAAGCTTCAGATCCATAAACGGGACGGCCTGTTGACCAATTATCAAAACCAACCGGCAATTTACCGCCGCGTGCGCGATTTGTTAATGCAGCAGCAAGCTTTTCGACCTTATCCTCGCCTTCCCTCTCGTATGCGGTGGTAACTACATGCAACTCACGGGTATCGCCGAACTCGTTAGCAGCACGCACATACCAAGCAAAACCGTAACGCTCACCACGGGGATTTGAGTAATCCGCTAATTCTGGATCGCGACCGATGACCACGACGTATGAAGTTGGGTGAAAACTGATTTCGTTTGCTTTGAAGGTTGCCATTTGGTTTCTCCTGTTTCTCACAGCGACTTGCTGTGGATAGGATTACAGCACAGTTTTTTATCCTCCTGGCTTACTTTCTTTATCCAGCCGACGAACGGTACGTTGCGCCCGAAGAGTGCCGACCATAAGCGCTGCCTTGGCTTGCAAGTCCTGCTCCGTGATCCCGTAATGCTTGGGAAATCCCTTGGTCCCCAGGCCGTGAACGCCCGTCTTCCCCCTATGGTGCTCCGGGCACAAAGGGATAGCCTCGTAGTGCGTGGCCTTCTTGCCCATGCCAACCCCTGACCGGGGGTGATGGATCTCGGCCGGGGTCCCTGGTGTGCCCAAGTACGCGCAGAGAATGCAGCCGATCTCCGATAGGTCGTTGAGCCACTGCTTCTCATTGTTGGTCATCGGATAGCCCTGTGTACGCGCTGATTGCGGCCGCTATGGCCTTTTCTCCGCTCTCCGGTATCTTCAATCCAACCCTTGCGCATAAGCGGCGCTATGCGCGGCGTAACGGTCGGAGCGGCGTCGGCAGGGAAGTGCTGAAGGATCTGGTCCTTGATGCAGCCATCCTGGCCGTAGGACTGGATAACCTGGAGGACCTTGGACTCCATTGCATTCGGATCAAAGGACTTGGCAGCGTCGTGGCTCGTGTCGGGATCAGTTGATCTTGCGAAGGCTAGGGACGATACGCCGAAAAGGTCCCGCTGCCTGCTTGGCACACGCTTTTTGAGTGCTGCATTCCAGGCTGCCTGCCAGCAGTTCGCAAGGGTCTGGTCCTTGATGCCGGTGCTCTCGTACCATTCGCGGTAGGCGTCACGCATTGCGGGTGTATTGGCCCAAGTTCTCATATGCTCCATCCAGTTTTTGTTTGACGTTCGGGGGGATCTTGGGCAACGGCGCCCAAGCGATAAATACTCGGCTCCAGGTCCCGATGCAGGCAACGCCTGCCGGGTTAAGCAGCAGCATCTTCGAGCCAAGCGGAGGCGGGTCCTCTTCCGGGTCTCGCCATTCGCAAATGCCTGCTATGTGCTTCATAGCATCGCCCAGGCAAGCACCGCATACACCAAGCCGAATAAAGCGCCGCCTAAAACGAGTGTCGTCGTGTCTGATTTCATGATCTCTCCTTGTTGAATGATGTTCCGCACTTACCGCACCACCACCATGTCCAGCCCCATCCGTTGTCGTGGAACTTTCCTTGGGTATGGCCTTCCTTTTCGCAGTCCTCGACCAATTGCTTTCTTGCTGGGTTGTAGACCTTCCGGTCGTACTCGGCCATAACCTCTTTCATCTTTTCTTGCCGCGCCTTGTCGATCTCATGCCTGCGCGTCCATATGTTCTTCTCGTCCATTTAATTCTTTCGGTAGTAGTAGGCCCAGGCTCCGCGATCCAGGCGCCGCTTGAACAGCGAGGTCTTGCTGATCAGCCCCCTTCCCTCGAGCGCCCTTATCATCTTCAGGGCGTTTTGCGGAGTGCAATTGAACTCGTCGGCCAAGTCTTGCAGCGACTTCCAATCCTCAAGCGCCCCGAGGTATGCAAGCTGCGTTGGCGTTAATGGCCTTGGCGCTACACGCTTGATGATTAGCTTGCCAAACTGCTTGACCGACTCCTCGAACTCGGGCCGACCCGAGATCATTACCCCAGCCTTTTTGGCAAGCGCGAGGACCTCATGGTTGTCCATGGTTCTTTTCCTTTAGCTTGGCTTCAAGCAATTCGTAAAACGCGATGGGAAACATCAAGCCAACCGTGCCAAAGCCATTGTCCCAAGTAGCATTTACAAGACTTACGGCCTCATCGTAAGTTGCATAAATTTCTTCATCAGTTAGCTCAACCCAAGGCTTCTTCTGTGGCGCTGTGAACACAGGCTGTGGATTGAAAACCTTGTCCTGTGGCTTTTTGCGGAAGTACCTATGGCCTGTTCCAGTTGTGTGCATCCACGCCACCGGCTCTTGTTCACGTTTTGCCTTTTCATCGACACGTTCTTGCGATGTGTCGTCGGCATCGACAAGTGCTTTGCGCAAAGCTTCCTTGGCTTCGTAAAACTCATCTGTGTCGGCTCTCATCATGTGAGCATTCATGACCTCTACTGCTCGATGCGCTGCTTGTTGTAGGTTGCTCATGCTTGATCGTTGTCCAGCAGCTTCCATTCTTCGCCCTCCTTCACTGTCTTTTTTGCGTCGTTCATACCGGCCTTCCAGCCTGCGATAAAGGCCATGTAAAAGTGCCCCTTGGATTTGGGATTGAGCCCCTGGAGCTTTGCAAAGGCCTCCCAGTCGGTTTGCATACTCATACCGTCACCTTCCCTTCGGTGCGCAAATTCGCCTGCTCTGAGCGCCATACGTCCACCCTGGCCTGGGCGGCGATCAGCTTCCAGCGAAGTTCTTCTTCGATCTCTACCGCGTTTCGGATGCCCTGCAAAAGTTCGATGTATTCCGGGTGCGCGTAGGCGTCCCTTTCCTGGGCGTTAACGGTCGTCTCCAAGGAAGACTGCATGAGCAGGGCCTTCTTAGACTTACGAAATTCTTCCAAGTAGATCCTCTGGGCCTTCGCATCAGCAAAGCGTCGACCGTGCGTGATGATGTAGTCGATCGCTTGATGCGGGTCGTGGTCAGTTTTCATAAATTCTCACTTTCACCATGCCTCCTATGGTTGTTCGGTAGATTCTTAGGTCGTCGATCTGGCTGTCGTCCTCCCATATGCCTGCATAGGTCAGGGCGTCGAGCAAGCTTTTGAGGATGTTGTCCAGGTCGCGCTTTCTTTTGTCGGGTGGCCAAGCCTCGATCTCGACCCTCAAGCGGCCGGTATGCAGCTTGCGCTTGGTAGCGACGAGGCCTTGAACCGCGGTCCGGTATATCTGGCCTTCCTTGGCGACGTAAATGATCGTCCCACCGCCTTTGTTCGCATGGCGCCAGTAGGTGTTAACCGTCGGCGGCCAAGGCAGCGAGACTTCAAAAGTCGGGGTTGAATCGGTAGGGGTTTGCACCGGCAGCCTCCACAAATTGTTGGGATTGAGCATGGAACCAGAGCCTTAACCGCGGCTCCGATTCACCGTTTCTTTGCTTCTCGCACAAGAGCATGGCGTCGGGCTCGTCCATTTGGACGGGCTGGCCAGCTTCTTGCAGGCGTTCTTTTTTCTTGTTGCGCCAAACCATCCAGACGTTATCGACTTGGTCGGCAATCGAGCCTGAGCCCTTCATGTCGACCTTCTGCGGGACCTGCTCGTCGGTCTGGCCCTTGCGGATATGGTGGACAAGGTGGACATGCAGGCCGGTATCGCGTGCAAGATTTGTGCAATCCGAGACAAAGTCCTTTTGCGCATTGAAGTCGTCTTCGCCTGCAACGCACTTCATGAGCGAGTCAACGAAGTAATCCTTGATCTTGTACTGCGTTGCAGCAAAGTGCCCAACCCCAATGACCGCCTTGCGGTTGACCTCGCCCTGCTTGTCGTAAAACCACAGCTTATCGCCGACCCAGCGCGAAAAATCCTCGTACTGCTCGACAGTGGGGGACCTGGAGTTCGTGAACTGCCGAACCATTCGGGTTAGGGTCGTAACCGGCTTCATCTCGAAGCTTGCAATCAACGCCTTGCGACCCTGGCTAATCAAGTTCAGCGCGATCATGCCGGTAATCAGCGACTTGCCTGAGCCATTGTTCCCGGCGTAGACCGTGACCTCGGCATCGCGGAAGGCAAAGCGGTCCTTTAGCTTGGCCCAGGGCATGAGGACTGGCTTGGGAGGATCGGACCTCAGCAGTTGAATCGCCTCGCTGATCACGTCCTTGGCAGGCTTGACCGTAACGGCCGCCTCCATCTGGTGGTACCACTCCAGATAATCGACTTCGGGCATCGGGTTCATGCGTCCACCTCCGAGTCCCAAATAAGGGCCGGGGACGTTTCTTCGTAAGTGGCGATGATTCGGGCTGCACCACAAAGCTTGAGCGCCTCCACGGCCTTAAAAACCGCCTCAGAATCGATTCCCTGAACGTAAACCCTTAGGCCTCGAGCCCAACGATAGTCGCGATCGGACGGGGAGGCGACCACGACCGGGATCGGCAGGGTCGGATCGGCGGGGCCGGAGAAGTCCACGAACACGGCGCGGGGCGGGGCCTTGTTTAGCTGGCAGGCAATCACGAATTCATGTCCCTTCATAGCGCACCCAAGTATTGGTCGTTAGGATTACTGCCAAACTCTTGCTTGTCCCATTCGGCTTTGTAGGTGGTCCAGCCACGCTCACAAACGATACGGATCGCATCAGGGACGGTCCTGCCTTTAGCCAAAGCCTCCCGCTCGATACCGGCCATGGAAAGCTTGGTGATGGGGGCCTTCTTGGCCCTGCGAACCAGGATGAAAGCCTGCCAAGCCTCGTCGGTTACCCCCTCCGGCTTATCGACTTGTACGAAAGAGCTTTTATTTGGTTCTTGGTTCTGGTTCTGGTTATTGGTTGCTATTGGGGTAGCATTACCCTCCCCAATGCCCACCCCATTACCCTCCCCATTGGGTAGGCCATTGCCACCCTTTTGCTTGGCCTTATCCCACCTAGCTTTTGCACCCTTAACACCGCCAAGCTTTTGCTTAATGAACGAGGCGATTTCCTTGTCGCAGCGCTTGTTCGTGTAGCTGCCGTCTTGCAAAACAAAAAACTCCTCGAGCAGGCCGCGGACCTCCTCGACTGCTGCGGGCATACGGATTAACCGAGCCACCTTGGCTGCATCGCTTGGCAGCGGCTTTTGGTTGATGTAGTACAGGTCGAGCATGCGCCTGTAAGCAAGGTCCTCGGTATCGCTGAGGTGCGCAGTGTGGGTCTGATAATCCCCCACATGAAATGGATAGTAGTGCATTCAACCCTCGTCAAAGGCTTGTAATCGTCACTGAAGCTGGGCCGTGGCAGGGGGGTGACGAATCCCCTCTTCGGTAGCTAACCTAGCCATGCCCTTTGAACTTTACTGATTTTCTTCGTATTCTTCAACAACTTTAACAATCGCATCAGCCACTGTTTTTGCGTACTCGACCGGGATTGAAACAATTTGCTCGTCGAGCATATGGTGGTCTATGTCCATTTTTAAGATGCTGATCCCAACTTCTTCGCATAGGTTGATGTAGACGCGAATTTGAGGAACTTCGCGGACAACAACGCTTTCATCGCAAAGCTCATCCGGCGTGAGATCAAAGTCTGCATTCAAGTCTTTATGTTCAGTGGCCATACCACCCCCTTCTCGTGTAACCGCGGCATGAGCATCATGAGCCGATGCAGCGGGATCTTCCCCGTTTTGATGTAGTGGTGGACCGTGCTTGGAGCCACCCCCAGGTACCGAGCAACCGCCCTGGTACCGCCTAGCGTTTTAATCATCTCTCTTGTATCCATGGCGTTAGAGTAACCGAACAGCGATGGTTACGCAACCCAGGGTTTCAACGGTTGCGAATAAAGGCGAACATAGGGGCGGACACAGGAGTGGACATAAGGGAGGACAGGGGGCGGACAGGGGGGAGAGTATTAGGAGATCAATGTTCTAAACTCGATCATAACTTCTCCTATGAGAGACCGGCTAAAAGCGCATAATCGCAGTGGATTCGGCCTGAACGATTCACGACTTAGTGGACCGGACTTTCTTGTTAGTGTCCACTGGCGTCCACTGGTGTTCACCGCAACCCAGGGTTGCAACACCGCTTGACAAGGGTGTTCGATATATCTAACATCTTCGGTACGGCGCTTTGCCGTGAGAAAAGGAGAAACGATGGAAGACGATTTTTGGTACCAGCAGCAAATGGAAGAACGTGAGCAACGATTGGAAGACGCTTACGAACGTGCCCGAGCAGGTCTTGCAGACGAAGAGGACTGGGCTGTTTTGCGTTACGAACTTGGACTACGAAAGGAAAGAAATGCTACTCAAAGCTGAAGCTAATACCGGTTTTACACCCACCCCTCCAGGCGTCTACATGGGACGCTGCTACCGGGTCATTGATCTCGGTACGCAAGAAACGACTTGGCAGGGCAAGATCAAACACCAGCGCAAGGTCCTGCTGTCCTGGGAGATCCATGGCGAGGACGATACTGGCAAACCCCTTTTAACGGACGATGGCAGGCCTATGATGGCCAGCAAGCGGTTTACTGCCAGCCTGTCCGAGAAAGCCGCCCTACGGGCCTTCCTTGAGTCCTGGAGGGGCAAGCCCTTTAGCGACGCCGAACTCAAGGGCTTTGCTACCAAGTCGCTGCTTGGCCAGTGGGGCATGATCAACATCACCCAAGAGACTCGAGACGGCAGGACCTACTCGAACGTCGCAACCGTCATGCCGCTACCACCAGCGCTTCGCAAGGTCCTGCCTGCTGGCCATAACGCCCTCGGGATCTTCTCGATGGACCAGTTCGAGCCCGACATGATGGACCTCTTCAACAGCTTCGGCAAAGGCCTCCAGGACGTTATCAAGGCTTCGCCTGAGTGGGCGGCTCTGAACGAGCTTCCTGCCAAGCAAGCTACGTCTCTTGCTGATACTGACGACGATATTCCGTTCTGATTTTAATAAAGGAAGATACATGGAAACCAAAATTGTTCCTGCGACCAGTCGCATGGCTGAGCGCTACCTCATGCCCACTTACCACCGGGAAAACGTGATGGCCGTACCAAGCTGGAAGAAGGAGGGCGTTTACGTCCTTCCCGGCAATATTGAAACGAGTGCCGAGGAGCTTGTAGTCAACGGATTTACCCCGAAGATCACGCCCCTTTGGTCGCGCTTTTGGATTGAGGTGCAGTCATGAAAAAGCGCAAGCCCATGAGCGAAGAGTCAAAGGCCAGGATCAGGGAAGGCGCCCAAAGGCGCTGGGCCGAATACCGGAGGATGAAAGAGTCTAAGACGACCATTCCTTACGAATTGTTCAAGCAGGCCCAAAACTTGGCTGCGGGGAAAAAGGAGGAGCCTGTGGCTTACATGCTAAAGGCCCCAGGCGGCGATCAGTTCCTGGTTACGAAGATCGGCGAACATTTCCGTAATTTCTTGAAAGACAATGGCTTTGAGATTTGGGCCGTCAGTCTGTCGCAAAAGCTATGATCATCAATACCAAGACGGCCGAGTCTGGCCACTGGTATACCAAGGAGGGTAAGCCTGCTTACACCATTGTCGGGAGTAACGGCAAGGTGCGCAACACGACCCTCCGGGATGCCAAAAAGCTCAAGCTTTTGCCATCAGTCACGACGGTCATGTCGGTGGCTGCAAAGCCTGGGTTGGAGGCCTGGAAGCAACAGCAATTGCTTTTAGCGTCTCTTACCCTACCCAAGGGTGAGCAGGAGAGCCTCGAGGACTATGCCAAGCGAGTGCTCGAGGACTCCCGCAAGCAAACCAGGGATGCAGCCGACCGCGGCACGGCCATTCACGCTGAGATACAGGCCTTCTACGAGGGCGATCTCGAGAAGATGAACGTTCCCTATGTGCGCAGGGCTGTTGGCGCCATACAGAGCCATTTTGGGGACCGGACGTGGATCTCTGAGGCGTCATTCGCTGCAACCCATGGCTACGGCGGGAAGGTCGATCTGCACTGCCATGACACGGTCATCGACATCAAAACCAAAGAATTCGCCCCGGGCGACAAGGTGGCGCTTTTTGATGACCATTACATGCAACTTGCGGCCTATGCGGTGGGACTCAAGATCCACCCGCCCCGGTGCGCAAACGTGTTCGTTTCGGTTATCGACCCTTACCCAGTCATTGTCCTGGAGCACGACCCCAAGGACATCCAGAGGGGCTGGGAAATGTTCCTGGCACTGCTTAACTTTTGGAAAATTAGGAGCAACGTATGAGCATGGAAGAGAAGGTGGTGCGAAGCATCACGAAGACGCTGGATCAAATGAATATGGCCTATTTGGTATGCGGCGAACACGGTGAACTTATCAGCAACGACTTTCCAATTGAGGCGCTTGTAAGGGCGCTTAAGGCCATGGAAGCCGATTTTGAAATTAGGTACCAAGGAGAGCATTACATCAACAAAGAGCGGTTTGGCCGTAACATGATTTACAGGGAATTGATTGACGTCTTCGCCGAAATCAAGCCTGGGGAAATGATCATGGTCAAAATCCCTGAGCACTTGGATTTCGACAAGGCCAGGAACAGTATCGTCAATCACTTTAGGCGCCGTTTTCACCCTACGGTAAACACGCACAAGGTAGGCAACTCGCCAGACGATCGCCGATTGCAGGTTTATGTTGCGCCAATAATCACCGAGGAGGAAAAGCCCCTCACCAAGTTCCAGGAGTTCATGGAGGAACTTAAGCCATAGCCATTCATCGGTCTGACGAACGGTAGCTGTTTTAGGGGGTTTATCCCCCTTTTTCATTTGACAGGTGGATAAATAAAGAGTCAAATACACCTACTGCGACGTGCAGTGAGAAACCGGAGAAACGACATGAAAACAGAAGCAGCAGTAATCGAAGCAGCAAGCGTTGACCAACTCGGCGCCCTCTTGGCTCAAATCGCCGACCTGCAAAAACAAGCCGATGCCATAAAGGACGCAATCAAGGACAGCGCATCAGCAGGCGGCGCCAAGTCGATCGAAGGTTCGCTCTTCAAGGCAACTTACAGCGAGAGCGATCGTTGCGTCTTTGATAAAGAAGCCTTCGTCAAAGCTTTTGGTGCCGAGGCTTATGCAAAGTTCACAAAGACCACCGCGGTCTTCACTGTCAAAGTTACCAGCCGCTAACCAGGATATTCACATGAAAAAAATCGCGCCAAAATCTTTGTACATCGGCCAACTAATCGTGCTCAACAAGCACACTGAAGCGCAGGTCTACACGATCGCCGAGATCGAAGACCTGACCGTCACGGTTATGTGGTTTGAGGGTAAGCGGCTTTGCCTGAACGAAGTGGACGCAAGCCTTTGCTTTTACCCGGAGCTTGAGCAAATCGAATACAGCATCAACAGCAACGGCCGTCTCGCTACCGTCCGTGACCGCATGGAAGCACGTTTAATAGCAGCTTAATAACCGGGGGCTTCGGCCCCCTAACTAGGAGAACATCATGGAAGAGTTTCAAGCAATGGACAACGTCGTAACCCGCTTCTTCGGCAACACCCAAAGCAAAAAGAGCGAACCAAGGCCGCTTCGGGCGATGCACACGTCGATGTCGGTGCATAACATTGTGTCGGTCATCATTTCAGAGCCCGAGCTACTTGAGAAAGCAGACTGCCAAACGATGGACATCACCTTCATTGCCGAGAATGGCGAACGGGTCCGAATCGTGGTATTCGGCGACAACATCGACGTCGTAAGGAGTGAAAATGAAAATCCAAGTGCGGCATGACCCAACCCCCCTGGACACGCGCTCGTATGACTGGCGTGCCGTTCAGGAGGGCTATCAACAGGGCGATCGGATCGGCTGGGGGCGGACCAAGCTCCAGGCCATTCGGGACCTGCTCACCCAGCTTGAGATGGACCCCGACACAAAGGTGTCGGTTAAGGAGATCAAAGCATGAGCGAAAACAAAACAGCAAGGACACCAACGGATTGTGAGCCAGCGTTTCCTGTTGCACACACGTACCTAGTGCAATCAGGCATGTCCCTGCGTGATTACTTCGCGGCCAAGGCGATGCAAGCACTGGCGCAGGGGAATTATTTTGATGCAACCGCGAGGCAGGCTTACATGATTGCAGATGCCATGCTGAAAGCAAGAGTGGAATGAACCCCGGTCTGCGCGTGCGTGTCGGCAAGAAGCTTGGCATCCTTGAACATCTTCACCCGGACGGGACCTGCGCAGTCCGATTGATTAACGAAAACGAGTGGCCGTTTCCCGAGTGGGTTTACGTCCACCAATCCCAGGTTAAACGAGCCTACCAACCAAAGAGGAACTTAGATGAGTACGAAGAAGCCCCCTACTGACCGGTTCGATATGTTCGCCGCCGCTGCCCTTCAGGGTCTACTTGCCGGTGGCATATCGAACTACAACAAACCAGACGGCACCCCGATTGCCAGTCGAGCAGACCTTGCCGAGGTTTGTTTCTCTTACGCAAAATTTATGGTGGAACATGATCCAGATCAACTCTAATAGCAAGCAGGTGATCCTCGAGACCGAGACCTTCCCGGTCCAGTTCTTCGGGGACTGGGACGAGGTCAACGAATTCATCGACGCCCTTCAGAAAGTAGCCATGGAGACCTTTGGCAAGCCCTGGGAGAGCAATCATGGATGAGCGGATATACGACTCCAGGCCGAACGTGATCGACCGCTGGAGGCAGTTTCCGCAGCCCCACGACCCTAAGCGAACCGAGCCACTTGTTTCACCGAACTTCACCCCACCATCGGAGGACCCGTACTATGTCAACAAATGGACAAAATTCCGCGAAGAAAACGCGACGGGCGCGTGGTTTGAGCGGCAGAGAATTGATCGACAACGTAGCGAAAGCGGAGCTATGGAGACTGAGGCAGATCGAGGTGATGTACTTCGCCCTGCAAATGGCGATCATCGAGAAGACCGAGCTAAAAGACCGCATCGAAAAGCTTCAGCCCGATCATCCGATGGAGCTTGATCACATTATTCAGGACTACATCACTGAGCGGGTCTCAAGGGTCGCGCATTGAAGGATTACGACCCCTTTCCCGAGATTACGAAGGCGTACCAGGAAGCCAAGCTTGCCGTGCAAAAGAACACCGACGTGGACTATGCACTGCGCAAGCTTGCCCTGGTCGTGCTCGAACTTCGACTGCAAAAACAGAAAGAGAAAACCAAATGATGATTACCGTCGGGATGTTCACCCGATCCTCGAGGGAGTGGTCGCTACTGACCGGCGTCCCCAGGACAACGATTGAATACAGGGTCAATGCAGGCTGGGAGCCCGATCGACTCTTCGTTCGCAAGGACTGGGTACTTGAAGGCAATAAGCGCTGCACAAAGTGCCATGCCGTCAAACCCATTAAGGCGTTCTACAAGCGATCCGGCCGCCCAGGCCATTTAGCACACTGTAAGGAGTGCAGAAAGCATTATGGAAAAGTACGTTATCAGCAACGGGTATGAGGGGCTAGGCGACCGCCTGCAATGCCTGTCTTACTGCTTGGATTTCGCGCTCAAGCACAATCGAATACTAAAAGTCAATTGGGGAAATAGGGAATGGAATGGTGATTTTCACCAATACTTTCGCCTTGTTAACGTCCCTTATACGGTTGACAAGATTGACTTTGAAGGCAAATCGGTATGGCCACCGATCTGGAAGGCTTTGGGTGACCGATGCTCAGAGGATTGGGCCTATGACATCAAAGAGGAAAGGCTCGAGCCGAGCACCCACGACGTGATTGTTCACCCTGGTATTGGGTTTCGTATCTGGAACATGCCCCTGCTCTCCAGGCACTTACGATTAGCTTCAGGTCTTAATTGCATTGTCAAAGAAAGCACCGTGGTGCATCTTCGTGGAACCGACCGTTATGCTCAGGGCTCCGACTTAAAAGCAATTTATAAACAATCAGGCGACGCTTACGTCGTAACCGATGATGCAAGGCTTGCCCAGCAATGGGCCGAGATCAGCCCAGGATCGATAATCTCGTGCGCAGGCGTAGAAGGGCACTATCCCGTCCATAAAACGCCTGAAAGCAACGCATTTAACCGCAATGCTCGAGCCGTGATCGATTTTATGTTGATCGCCTTGGCTGATAAGGCCTACACAAACAACCCGGAGAGCCTGTTTTTCAAGATGGCAAGGAGCCTTGGAACCCCGGAGCTTATGCTTACGTCACCGCCCGAGGAAAAGACCAAGAAGGTCCAATACCTTATTCGGGAAGCGTAATCGTCCGCTGGGGCTTGTAGCGATCGTAAAGGTCAGTCAGAAACGGAACCGCCGCGGTCGTTGCAAGCCCAACCCCTCGCGTTAAGGGATGGGGCACCAAGCCTGCAACGCCACCAAGGGCGCCGATCGCACTTAAAGCTGCACCGGGCATATCGCCTTGCATGTACCGGTCATAGGCGTCATAGGCCGAATAGCCTGCCCCTGCGCCGCCTAGAGTTCCTAATGCCGAGCCTTTGAATAACCCTGTCATCCTGCCACCAGGGCGCTCTACACGCTGAACGGGCAAACCTTGGCGAACCTCTCCCACGACGGGAGCATTCTTAGCGCGATCAATAAGGCGCTGGGAAAGCTGAGGGGACTCGTCAGGACCCGCAATCCCGTAAAGCTTGGCCATCCTTCCTGAGATCTTGCCTTGAGGCATAGCCCTTCGATAATCGGTAGCTGCCTCAGAAACGGTTCCGACTCCGGGCTTTACATAGCCCGTAACCTTGCTGGCCCACTTCTCACCGGGAGTCATGCCCTGGGTTAGCTTTGCGAGATTCTGGTCCCTAGCGGCCCTCTGAGCCTCTTGGAAGACATCAAAGCGCCTTTGCTGCAAGCCACGCTTAAGATCCGCTCCAGCGCCGCTTAAAAGGGCTCCAGCAGGCGCTCCTACCGCGGCAGACGTGACACGACCAATGGCAGGATCGTCGGGTTGATTGATCTGCATTTGATCGATCTGCTGGGCCAGCCTTCTTGCTTCAAGAGCCGCTTCGCTTTCGGCAGGTTCGCCTTCTTGGCTTGGCTGCGCGGCCGGTATGACACCGCCTTCAAGCTGCATCTTAAGCCTTCGTGCTTGGCCAACAGCGTCGAACGGATAAATCGCATTGACTTGGTCGGCATAGTCCATGTTGGGCGGGTTGTCCATCTTGGCAAACCTTGGTCCGCCGTTATAACCGACCAAAGCTTTTCGGACGTCGCCGCCAGTAAGGTCGAGCATTTCCTTGAGGTACATGACCCCGCCACGGATGTTGTCGTCCATTTTCTTTGGGTTCACGCCTAGACCCTTAGCGGTGGCAGGCATAAGCTGCATGACGCCAATAGCACCCTTATTACTTTTCTGAGCCTGGGAGAACCCAGACTCAACTTGAGCAACTGCAAGAGCCAGTTGAGGGTCAACGCCCTCCTGCTCAGCGGCCTTGATGACTTTATCGGCTATGCGACGCTGGGACTCGTTAAGCTTTTCAAGATCGACCATTTAGACCCCCGCCACTTTTCTAGCCTCAGCAAGCTTACCCCTCATTTCCGGGAAGAACTCGCGCATCGAGCCATCGAGTGCATTGACGTAATTTGCACGAATGCGCTTGTACTCATCCGAGTCGTACATTTGCCTTGGGTCGTACTGCTTGGCCTCAGAGCGCCTTCTCAAAAGGTCCCCAACCTGCTTGTCGAACTTGGCCATTTCTTGAAGAGCCAGGGTCTTCACAAGGTAGGCCTTGATCGGATCATTCGAAAGGCTTGGTAAAAGCTGGCCAAACAAGACACGCTCGTAGTTCGACACTTGACCCTCGCCCTTACGCTCTGCCTTATTCAACAGAGAATCTAGCCTACGCTCAGACTGCAAGAGCAATGACGCTGCATCCAAGCCTTGCTGCTGCAAGTATTTTTGAGCTTCATCGTTTGAAATCCCGCGCTCTTTCGCGACCCTGGCGACCATTTCAGGATTAGCCCGTACCAACCGCCTCATGCCGTCCTCAAAGCCTCCGATAGTGACGTTCGTGCCACCAACACGGATGCCCTCCTTAATGAATTGCGCAAGGGCGTACTGACCCCCAGGCTTGTTGAAGATCCCAACCGCATAGGGGTATGCCGAGGCCAATTGCATCATTTGCTTGGCTTCTTGCTGGAGGGAGTCGGCCTTGTCGTAACGAGTAAGAATCGGCGCACGGGCCTCCTTAACCTCGCCGGTCAGCATCGAGATATTCTCTTCGGTCTGCTTGGACTCTGCTTTTAAGCGCTGTTCTCTTTCGCCAGCAGTCTCAAATTTTGGTCCAGCAGCGGCTTGCGCAGGTGCCTCTGAAGCTGGTTGGATAGCAGGCTGCTGAGCAGGCGCTACAGTTGTCGAATCGAGCGGTCTTGGTGGCGCAATAGCCCCTATCCTCTCGCCAAGGCCCGGGATCTTGCCGACGATGAACTTAGCGGCCTCTGCCTGACCGCCCTTGTTCATGATCTCGTCGTACTTCATCCAGTCGCCAAGGGGCATCTTGATGTCGCCGCTAAAGTTACCAAGGTTTAATTGGCGCTCAATTGGCTTGGCAAGTTCCGCGGGGTTATAAATTCGCTCACCGGTTCCCGGTACATAGAAAGATCCGTCGCCTCCAGGCAAGAAGTTCTTGCGATAGTCTTCCCTGGCCTGCATAACTTGGTTATAAAGCTTTTCGCCAGCAGAGCCGAGGGGTCTTGTAATCGCTAAAAGCTGCTCGGGGTCCATGGCCATCAAACGACGAGCCTGCGGGTTACCAACCGCGGCTTCGGCAGAGGCTCCCGATCCAGGTGCGGCCTGCACGTTGGCCCCGGGCGCCCCGATGCCGAGCATGGTTGCAATTCGTTCAGCCTCTTCTTGTTGGGCCATGGCAAGACGATTAGCGGCCAGTTCGGTCCGCATCTTCATCATGCTCGGGAGGTTCTTCTCTTGCTCACCACGCTGCCTCGAGGCCTCCGCGCCCAAGTTTGCAAGAGCACTACCGATTGATCCAGTGCCGGTAGGCTGGCCAAAGGCGAAGAGCAGGCGGGATATATCGTAACCCTCGCCACTGATCCGGCGCTCAAGCGCGGTAATCATGTCTTGCGTGGCTTTTAGGTAGTCCTGCTTCGCAGCACCAAGACCGCCAGGAGCGGCCTGCGTCAAACCGCCTGGAGCGGGTTGCCGATTAACCGGAAGCTGAAAATTCTTGGGGTCAATGCCACCGCCAAGCATGCCGGTTTCTTCAGCATCCTCGCCCTGAAACATTTCGAGAGCCATCGTTATCTCCGATTAAGATCAGCCACCGGGTTTGTCACCAAACAATCTACCAATAGCGTCTACTGCGCTAGTCCCAGCCTTTATAATTCCTTCGATCGCCGATGCGCCCGTGCCGCCAGTGCCTGTTGGTGCAAACAAACCGGCAAGCGTACTGACCTGCTGCAATCCCGACGGGCTGTACTGAAGACCGGCAAGCGGACCTTCATAGGTCGACGAGGTGTCAGTGGGCATCGTATAGCCCCTCATAAGGCCTGAGACGGCCTGCGCAGTCTGCAAGGGGAAGTTCTCTTCGCCTTGGGCGATCGCTTGCTGCTGGGCCCCTAATGAGGCCAGATTCTGCAATTCTGCAATATTGGTACCTGATGCAATCTGACCAAGCGCACCCATGGTCTGAGCACCTTGCAAGTAACGACCAAGATCACCCGCCGCAAGCTTGGAGGCCATGTCATAACCCTGGGATAAGGCACCGGACTGAGCACCAAGAATATCCGCAAGAGCCTGACGCTTAGCAATACCTTCCTGCTGAAGACCGCGCTTGCCACCAAATCCACCGGTCCCAACGCCAAGGCCACCCATTCCGGGCAGAGCCTCTTTCATTTGACGCTGACCTAGTCGGTTGATCTCCGAGACAACGTCCTTGATGTAGGGGTTCATATAACCCCCGCCCATCGTGGTCGTCTCGCCAGTTACGGGGTCGGTGTAGTCATAGCCCTGCAATTGCTGAGCGGTTGTAGCACCACCGGCCTGACCAAACCTCGAGGCGGCGTCCAGGTATCCCTGGCCACCAAACATGCGATTCTTGGCCTCGTCAAAGGCCGTGGTTTGCAGTTCTTGTTGCCCAGCGTATTGAGGGGCCTCAGTGCCAAGGAAGCCCTCGCCAGCACTGCCAAGCTTCTTGAGGTAGTCGGTATAAAACCCAGGCGCCGTAGTCGACTGGGCTTGCTTGATATTAACCGGCGGTGGCGCTGCGCCTTGGGTCCAATCGAATGGCATGATTACCTCGCGCTTTCTTTCAAGTATGCCAAGGGCGACCTAGCCTTTGGCGGAATTTTGTTGACCGGTGCGGCACGCTTATGTTTACGGATTGCCTCACGCATCTTGTCGAGCTTTTTGGCACCTTCCTTCGAAGAGCCGTCACCAAGTGCAGCAACAATATCGGCGTCCATCACATACTCGCCATCCGCTAACAGTGCGGGAATAAGGTCATCCTGGCCGCCTCCAGCACCGCCAACCGCATAACCCTGCATTCTCCTCGAATCCGGGGTGCCTGCAAAGCCATTGGTCTCGGCCATCTTCATCAACCCGCCCATAGCCTTTTGCTGGGGCTTTTCAGGTTGGCCGCCGGTCCTTGGCTGCTCGTCAAGCTCATCCGCATTAACTTGCTCGAGCGCCCCTTTGACGGTCGTAGAGGGCTCCATCGCCTTTTGATCCTCTTCGGATAAGTCGACCTTCGCGTTGGCAGCAATTTGCGAGATCAGCTTCTTGCTGATGCCCATCCTCATGAGGGTTTGTACCAAGCTCTCGGGGAGGTTGGAGATTGTCTTCTCTTTCATAACCGGCGCCGCCGCTAAAAAGGTTGGTGATAACGATGGGATGTTCTTAAAGCCTGCGTTGCCCGATACAGCGGCCGATGGGTAGTAACGACTTCCGCCACCTCCGCCATCTCCGGCGCCCGAGCCAGATCCCGTTCCGGTCCCTGTACCTGTCCCAGTTCCGGTGCCTGTGCCGGTCCCGGTTCCCGTTCCTGTACCGGTTCCCGTTCCGGTGCCAGTTCCTGTACCTGTGCCGGTCCCGGTTCCCGTTCCTGTACCTGTGCCGGTTCCCGTACCGGTTCCTGTCCCTGTCCCCGTTCCAGTCCCTGTTCCCGTGCCCGTACCGGTTCCGCTTCCGGACCCACTGCCGGACCCACTGCCTGAACCTGTGCCCGTGCCAGTTCCAGTACCAGTACCAGTACCAGTGCCGGTTCCTGTCCCAGTTCCAGTTCCTGTTCCAGTGCCCGTTCCAGTCCCGGTCCCCGTCCCAGTACCCGTGCCCGTTCCCGTACCAGTACCAGTACCGGTCCCAGTCCCTGTGCCGGTGCCCGTCCCTGTACCGGTTCCTGTACCAGTCCCTGTACCGGTTCCAGTCCCTGTACCGGTGCCTGTACCGGTGCCTGTACCGGTGCCTGTACCCGTGCCGGTTCCTGTCCCAGTTCCCGTCCCAGTTCCTGTACCTGTTCCTGAGCCCGTTCCCTCGGTTGGCTTTTCGGCTTCGCCGGTCTTGGTCTCGCCGGGCTTAACTTCGCCGCTAGTTTCGGCATCGACCTTAACAGCGCCATCCGTGCCGCCGGTTGTAACTTTGCCGCCACCATCCGTAGCATCGCCACCCGCCGGACCGCCCGTTGGGCCGCCCGCAGGGCCACCGCGAACGAGATTGCCGTCCTTGTCGAATGTAAACGAGCCGAGGATGTTGTTAATCCTCTCGTCGCTAAGCCCACCAGCGCGACCAAGCTTAGCTATCTCGTTGCGATTAAAAACGTAATTGGGATTATCAGCAAAGGTTTGGCCAACCGAAGCCTTCAGCGCCTCATCAGACTGACCTGCAATATTTTGGCCTTGCGGCTTTTGCGGACCCTCAACCTGAGCCTGCTTGGCATCTTGATCCTGCTGAGATATGGGGCCGGTAATGTTGCTGATTTGAGCGTCAATATTGCTACTGGCAGCGTCTTGATTAGAGCTACTGGACGAGCTTCCGCCTTTATCAGCACCTGTTGTCTGGGATAATGCGCTGCTAGAGTCTGTTGAATCGCTCCCAGAAAGACCGCCCCCAGGCTTGTCCGGACCCGTGGTTTTTACCTCCCTCGGCTTCTCAATCCATGGGTAATCGTCAATCGGGACGTCTTCAAACTCCCGGTATGGCGTAAACGGTTTGTCAACCACCGTGTCGGTGGCAAATTCGTTGTAAGGCGTAAATGGGCGATCAGCCGTCTTGGTAAGGTCGAATTCGTTATAAGGCGTGAATGGCTTATCAAGCTTTGTGGACGATACGGTTAACGCTGGCGTCTTATCGGCATACAAGGGCTTGGTCTCATACTTTCCAATATCCTTTTGGAAGTCCTTGATGTAAGCCTGCTTATCAGCCTCGGTCCAATCAGAAACCGGTTTATTCGCATAATCAGGGACCGTGGTTGCGTAGTCCATAGTCCACGGAATATCAGCGCCAGGATTTTGTGCTTTTTGAAGGGCGGACCACAAGGCCGCGCCATGCGCACCAAGTACGCCAGCGGCCGCTATACCTTGCTGAATGGCCGGTATCCCAAGAAGCGGGAGCGCAGCAACCTGCTCCCCTTTGGTTAAATCCAAGCCGCCTGCAAGGTCCAGACCACCAGCACTTGCAATGCTTGAGGCAAGGTCCGAGGATATATCCGGCTTGGTATCGGAGACCAAAGACAGTCCACCGGTCGCAGGAATTTGCGTCCCGGTCCCACCAGTGACGTTGTACTCGTCAATAACATTTCGGCCCCCCATTGCGGAAGCCACGCCCTTCATCCCGGCGGCAATAATGTCATAGGGATTATCAGATTTTGCCGCGGTATAGGCCACGTCAAGCGCAGACCTAACGATACCCGGATCAAGATTTAGCGAAGAAGCAATATTCCCAGCGGCCATATCGAGGCCTGTGCTTACCCCGTAAGAGGTAACGGCATTTTTGATAAGACTTTCTACATCGGCACCGCCCATGGCTCGTAAAGCTGTCGATATACCTGCCGCTTGTAAGGGAGACAAACCGAGACCTGCTGCACCACCGGTGACGACCATGGCGCCGAAATTAAGCAAGGGAGCGATCGACTTTTGAAACGAGCCTCGCTGGTCCTGACGAAGTTGAACGTCAATGATGTTGCCGTTCTTGTCGACCGTAACCTCCTGGCCAAGGAGCGTACCCTTGTTACCGATGTCATGGGCATTCAGAAAGGCCGAATAGGTACCCGTATCTTCATAGATCGGATTGCCTTCGTTATCGGTGCCGACCTGCTTTCTTACCGGCGAAAATACCGAAGATGAGGTGGGCATGAGACCGCCTTCGCCCTCAAAGTAAGTCGGGTTTAGTGCGCTGTTAAGCTGGGTTGCAAGGTCCCCGGAAATGGTTTTACCAATCAACCCTTGGCCTTGCGCATAAAGTTGGTTGGCTATGTTTTGTGCATTAGCCGCATTGGTTGCGTCTTTGTTATACCCAAGGGCAAGCTGGTCAACCCCAACGAGTTTATCCATGCCGGGGATGGTTGAGCCAGCAACAGAAAGGCCACCAGAAACAGTATCTTGGCCAGCCATCCTTGAAACAACATCAGGCAGGGCGCCGGTAACCGTATCTTGAGCGGCTGCAAGACCACCCAAAACCGTATCCTGGGGCGCGGAAACGCTCGATAAGCCTCCGGTTGGGAAGTAATCCCCAAATACTTTGCCAGTAGCGCGTCGGATGTCCTCATCGGATACGCCATATTGAGCCATGGCAGCGCGGGTAGCTTCTTCGGTCGGAGCATTCGCGAAGAAGTCGCGGATATTCTGATTCATGGCCTCCAGGCCGATGCCACCTTCTCCCGTCGCGTACTGATATGCAGTCGATGCCATTTAGTTCACCGCGTTATTGAAAGCGAAGGCCCAATCTTGCCATCGGTCGAACCCGTGCGGGGTCGGTACGCCATAGTTTGAGAACAAAGCGATCGAGCAGATCGAAAGCGCGAAGTCCTTCCAGTTCTCTTCGGGTACCGGCCACATAAGCTGCTGGGCCTCGTACTTTTCCGCGATGAGCGCGTTCCAGTAGGACCATTCCATGTTCCGGGGGTCGTAGATCTGCGTCATGGCGTGTAACCCCTGACATCGCCCATATCGAGCGACAAGAGAATGCGACCCATTTGATAGTCCCCGCCGATGATGTTGGACTCGAACTTGAGCCTCAGTTCCCGGCGCTGTTCTTTTAAGTCGATCTTGGTCGTGCTTGCATCAAACGTATAAGGTCCGCTTGTAACGTCGGCTGCCTGCGCGTAAGGACGCCCAATGATGTACATGGTCATCTCTTGGTCTTGCAGAAAATCAGGCTCCACGCGCTCTAAGCGAGACCAGAAATTGTCCCCGATCGGGACCTCCTGCGCAGGGTTACCAGTCACCCAGGACAGGTCGTGCGTCGTGAAATATGAGTCGATGGCAGATACCGAAGGGCCGTCCACAACATCCACGCCGACCTCATGCTGCCAAAGCTTGGTATATCCGCCGCCAATGTCTTCAGTGCCTCCGGCGACCGGATACTTGAAAACCTGGGAGAAATAACCCGAGGAGCGTTGAGCGTGAATGCTTTGGCCTGCGTCGTACCACGTCTTTTCGCGGACGTTGTAAATAATCGCATCGGTACATTCGGTGGCCGACCCTCGAGGGTAGAACCACCAGATCTCACCGTACCTTGGTACTTTGGTAACCCAGACCTTCTGCCGCTGGGTATAGTTCAGATTGTCGAAGAACCAGTTTTGGTTCATCGGGTTCGGGATCTCTTGAACCACGCCGTTGTACATCAAGAAACGATCAACGCCGCACCAGTAATAGATCCCGTCGTACTCGATAACGCCCGAAGACGAGAGAATCGAAGACTGCGAGGTAATAATGTCGTAGCGCCAGTAATCCGGGGCGCCGATATAAGAGACGCGAATCAGGGAATCAAGCGACCAGAATAAACCGGAGGGCGCGTTCGTGCCGCCTCGCACCGGAAGGCCTTTGACGATCTTGCCTGTAGCGACGTTGACCTCGTTGGCATCGGCTGAGTTCCAGTCCAGGGGGTTACCCTTGGAATTGTTCTTGATCAAGCCCGAGTTGCCGTAAACGAAGATGTACGGATGAAGGGCGACAACGCCACCAGAGACTGAGACGATGTCACCCGTCGGATCAGGACCGCTGACGTCACGAAGCTCGGTCAATGTCGTCCCTGTAATCGCGCCATAAAGCACTGGCGTGTTGGTTGTCGAGTCGACCTGCGCCAGATTCTGCCCTGGGTGGACCAAAAGCTGATTTACACCACCCTGCGAATCGTAAGAAGAGTCGAATTGATAAACATTATTGGCGCTTGCAGTGAAAACCGAACTAATAGTCGCAACTTGGATGCTAAATGGCGTTGTTACAGTCCCGCCAAGGTTCGTGGCACTCGCCGAAAGCGAATTTCCGACCGTATAACCGACGCCTGATTGCGTATAAGCGACCGTAATGGTCGAAACTGGCACTGAAAAGCCTGAGCCAGTGCCGCCAAGATTGGCCGTGGTAGCTGAAAGCACGTCACCAGGGGTGTATCCGGCGCCTAAATCGGTTAAAGCGACCGCTGTGACCGCCCCGGCGGAGATTGTGACCGTCGCAATGGCTCCTGAACCGAGGCCTCCAGTAAGAGGAACGTCGGTATAAGTGCCGTTTGTGTATGCAGATCCGCCCGTAATGGTTCCGAGCGTCAAAATCGGGCCGGTTGTTGTAATAACGACTGACGTTACGGACCCGCCAGCGATCGTGATGTTGCAATAAAGGCCGGTTCCGGTACCTCCGGTCATGGCCACGCCGTTATAGGTGCCGTTGGTATAACCCGTACCGCCTACAAGCGTTCCAAGCGTTGCTGCCGGTCCCGTAAAGGTGAAATTAGAGACGCCAGCACCGACGCCGTTGTTATCGACGCCAATAACCTGAATGCCTGAAGCGTAGGACGTAAAGATGTTGTTAATGCCGTTGCTGGAATCAACGAACATCCCTCGAGTCGGGCCATAGATCTGATTGGAGATCCGCTTAACGCCAAGGACTTTTCTAGGCCGTCCGCGCTGAAAGCGTACCCATAAGCCATCAGAGTATTGATCCCCGTCCAAAACGGTACCGTCCCGGCGTATCCCAGGCTGGGTATTGATCGTAATGACTTTTTCAGTCATTAAAACGCACCTCCAGCCAATCCATCGGTTGTTAGTAGCATCTTGGCTGTGCCGCCAATAGACATACCAATAGCCGATCCGCCGGTTGGCCGGTACATACCAGTATTGGTCTCATTGGTAAAGTTCAAGGCCGGAGACGCAGCAGACCCATCAATGATTGAGATCGCAGATCCACCGGTAATAACCGTGGTTGCGTTCAAGACATTAACGGAGTCGCAAACCAACGTGGCTTGTTGAGAAGCCGCCAACGAGGAATTAGTACCGCCTCCGACGTTAGTCGTGAAAATGACGTTTGCCGTTCCAGATGTTTGATTTAAGGCAAAGTAAACCTGAACCGCAGCAGGAAGGACGACCGTCACGTTACTGTTAATCGAGGTCCCTGTGACCTTGATGATCGTGTTTTGGGCCTGGGCCGGTGTAAGCGTGTAGGTTGATCCCGAAGTAACCGGAAGGGTTAATTGAGAGTACGCAAATGTCGTTTCCTGGCCAAGCCCAACGGTATAAAACGCGGTACCCGAGCAGCAGATAAAAGCCGAGTCTCCAATCTGCAAGGCAAGGCTTGCCGAACCATTGATGAGTTCAGAGCTATTAGGGTCAATGGTCAGCAACCCGGTTCCGCCGTTGCGGATCATCATGAACCAATCGTCACCGAGTGTTGCGGCCGCGGTAAGGTTAAGCGTGCCAACGCCGCCAGTCCAAACTATTGCCTTGGCCCGATAGGTTGCGTCGGCAGTAAAAGTGCTGGTAACCGTTGCAACAGGATGAGACTGGTTAAGCGTTGTTGTTATGGCTTTAAGGCCATATCCAGCAAGCGATGCGGCATCGGCTGAGCTTGATCCCACGCCAAAAGCAATAACGCCCCAGGTTCCAGCGGCTGTGGAATTATCCGTTACATAAATGTATTTAGCCTCACCGGCGGCAACGGCTACGATGGTGTTACCAGCGTAGTCGCGGACCGTGAAAGTATTTGAGCCGGTGTTTCTAATAAGCGAGTCCGTGCCAACCGAAGTTTGATTGGCAGGCGGCATATATACCGACAGGCTTGTCGTTGATGCCGAGATCTGCATGACCCTGGCAGCGTAATCGCCAGCAGCATCACCATCTTGCGGCCAAAACAGGACAAGGTTTGCCGATATGGAAAACGATTTATAACTGACGTCTGTCGGTTGGATGACGTCGCCCGTGAAAACACTAACGTATGAGGTCATACTTCTTGCACCGTAGCAGATCGATCGATCGTGCGAGTATCGTTCTCAAGCTTGAGCGTCTGTACCGCACGGTCGTACAGGGCTTGCCAAAGCTGAACTCGAGAATCGTTCTTCAAGAAGGGCATCGCTTGCAGGAGCGTGCCGTACAACATTGCCTGAGGCGCGTTGATCGTGAACCAGTTCGTTTGATTGGTTGCGTCTAGCGGCTGGATCTTCTCGTAGTAAAGGATCTCAATCGCATAATCATCGCTTGGCGTTGGCGCAATAAGCCAATGATCGAAGTCGTAGTCGCCATAGTATTTTGGCACGTCCTCTTGCGTTGGATCGGGCCAGTAATTGCGCATGTATTCATACTTACGAAGCAATAATGGGAAACGCTCCCCGGCCACCGTTACATTCATGGAGGTCGTTTTCCTCCAGCGGGTTGGCTTTTGAAGCGTTGGGTCACCCTGCACCAAGGTCGTGGAAACAGTTTGCTGCTGACCAAGGATCTTTAGCTCGTCGGAGATAATCGACTCGGCGAGGTTGATAAAAGACGGGATCTGATTGATCGTCTGCGCGTCCGAGCGTTCCAGGTAGAGCGTGACATCCGCTACCAGGGACGTGTAGGTCATGGTGACAGCCATTATCGGTACCTTGCAGTTTTCTCGCGGATCTTCGAGGGTTGAGCGACAAATTGCTTACCGGACTTGGTACCCTCACGCTTAGCGCGTGTGGTGGCTGCATACTCAGCAGGCGAAAGCGCCTCTCGCGCTCTCCGGGGCAGGTACCGTTCACCGGTGGCCTTAGGCCCTTGCGTGGAAGGCTTACCGGATTTTGTACCCCAATCCTCGCTCGTCCACTTTGAGAGCGAATTATCCGCCTTTTTGGGACCTTTGTAACCCCCACCCGAAGCTTTGTACTTCTGGGTCGCTAACTGAGCCTTGCGGGCGCTCCATTGGCCTGGATCGCCGCCTTTATCGGAGGCTTTTACGGACGCCACAATGCGCTTCCACTTGGCCGGATCTGACTTGATCGCTGAACTCATCGCATTAACGCGGCCTCGGCCGCCCTCCTACGGGTTAGTCCTGGCAAAACCCTGCCAGCGGCTTTATTCCATTTCAGGCACTCATCCGCGGCACCATCCCAGTTATCGGCGTCGATGCGCTTTTTGAAGGTGCTCACCCTGTAGTTACCAAGGCCGCAGTTATAGGCCCAGCTTGTAACCGCTGCCATGCGCCTTGGGATCGCTTTTGACAGGCTGGGCGACATCTTGAGCAAACCCCGCACGAAATATTCGACGTGGTGGTCTAGGGCGTCCTCGCACTGCTCGATCGTCCAGATGGTCCCAGGATTGATTTCTGGGCCCGTAGCACCCCATCCTATGGTCCAAGGATGGCCACGAGTCCCAGGGTCGGGATAGGCTGTTACACGGCCATCAGGCAAACGCTTTGCCAGCCCTTCAAAGGGCTTGATCAGTACATCCTTGCAAAGCTTCTTAGCCTCATTCACTGGACTTCTCTTTGATCAATCGGTTGACATGTTCCCAAAGCGCGTGGATTTGCCTGTCGTGGTCCTTCTCAAGGTAATCAAGCCGAGTCTTAATGGTCACGGCATAAACGGCCACGCCAACAAGCGCAACCCCCAAGAACCAAACCCTTGCGAGGGAATCGATCAAGGCTTCCACGACTATCCACCTTTGTTGTACTTCTCAATCGATCGTCCTACAAACCAGAACGTAAGCATCATGTTCAGCATGGCGAAGTCATCCTCGTCATAGGACTTGGTTAAGACCTCTGCCCAGTTCGCGTTGGTCTGAAAGGCAATCGTTAAGCCAGCAGCTTTAACAGCAACATAAACCCCAAAAGCAATCCAAGTGAGGCCAGGACGGGTGATAGCAGTGACAAAAGAAGCCAGCCAACCTGCCTCCTTTGCAGTCTGAGCCTGCTCCTTAAATGCCTCCTTGATCGTGTCCATTTGTTGAATGCTGTAGTCAACATACTTTTCCTCCATCTTGAACTCGCCCCTCATTTTTTCGAGGTCGGTTTGGAGTTGGAACATGGATAACTCGTGCTGGCGCTCGTTCTTCTTGTCCAGGAACTTCAATACCTCCGGCGCAAGCCTAAACAAGCCACCGAAGATGGAGCCCAGGAGACCGCCGCCAAGTAGTTCAAACATGGTTACCCTTAGCAGTTACGATGTCGGCACCCTTCTTGACTGTTACCTTGCTGCCTTCAACATCAACCTGCATAGGCGGCTCGGCACGGTCCAACTTGTCCAGACGGGTGATAAGGTCCTTGATGACCTCGAACTCGGGTTTTTCCTGCTTTGGCGCGGTTCCAGCAATGCCATTAAGCATTTGGATCAAGGCTGTCAACGAAGCGCCTAGCAGGCCCATTACAGCGGCGATCTTCTCGCCCTCAAGGAATAACGATGCACCGACACCCACGAGCACGATCAGGAAGATATAAAGCAGCCCATCTTCGCCAATGGCTTTTCCTGCTACTTCTTTGGCCGAGTCTTGCGCTTTAAGTTCTTCAAGCCGGATCTTGGCTTGCGCCTTAAGAACCGCCAACTCGTGGGTTTTATCGTCCATCATATGCCCAGGAGCTTTTTAACGAACATGGCCGCGACACCTGGACCAAGCAGGACCGCCGCAATCGTGATGTAAAGCAGCCACTCAATGTGACGCATGCGCTTGCTTCCATCACCGAGGCGTTTCTCGATGTTCTCGTAGCGTTGGGCGCAAACCGCTTCATGTACCGATAAGCGCTTGTCCAGGTCATCACTCATCACGCAGCCTCTTGCTCCCGTGGAACCTCATGCAAACCCGTAACCGGCGGCTTTGCGGCTTCTTTCATACCGTCAATCAGTTGATACACTTCTTGGTACGGACGGGTGCCCAGGTAGCCAATGATCTGATTGGCAAGGTCAATGGGTAGGTTAAGGGTCATAAAGCCTCCTAAATAATCGTTTCGCCAGCGGTAAAGCTGCTTAATACAATCCCCGCTGTAGCAGCGTCAAGCGTAATGGTTTGCAGGGGTTCAACAGTTTGGTCGGGCGCTTCAGACTTGATCCACGCCTCATTGGATTGAGACCAGTTCCACACAAAGCCAGCCTCATCCGCAGGCTTTACAGGACGGACAACCCATCCCGGTGGAAACCACCAAACAACTTCCTGACCGTCTGCTGCCGTGGGTGGCTCAGGCACTTCAATCCAACCATCCGTGCCATCCGTTTGCGGTTTGGGTATTGATCCGTTTTTGGAGTAAAGCATCATTGATTCCTTGTTGCGTTATACTTTTCTACCACGGCTGATGAGTCATTGTGACGAAACGCTTTTGCGTCCCGTGGAGTTTCCCGTGCGGGGGAATAACTGGAAGCCTGCCTGATCCAGCCTAAGCACCTTCTCGTTGAGGGTTTTTAGGCCGTGGGTGTGCAACGGATCAGGTCCAGCACACATCTTGCCCCGCTGACAGATCGGAAAGACGGTCATCATTGATCCTGCCATTGAGATGTTTGTGGCGTGAAGTTGCTGGTGTATCGGGCAATGCCTTTAGTGATGCGGAAGTCGTCGATGTAGCCGTTAAGCGGCTCAACACCATAAAAACCGACGTTATACGTAGTTGTAACTGGAAACGAATAAGAAGCTGCACCAGAACCTTGTGTTGTTTGCTGAGTGCCGTTTACAAAAAAGTAAATAACGCCGTTGGATCTGCAAACCGCAATGTGATACCAAGTTCCGGTAGCAAACGTAAAGGCGCAATACTCGCAGTCCGCAACCGATTGCCGACCTATGTTCAACCCTTGAGTAACGGTATAGCCTTGCCCATATCGCAAAAACAATGAATTTGACGTATTACCAGAAACAATAGTTTGAGTGGATGAAATGCTGTTTAAATTCAACCATCCTTCAATAGTAAAGTTTTCTGTTCCTGAGATATAAGTGTTCCCTGCCGCCGACACCAAATAATCCCCGCTCCCATCAAACGCCATCGACCCCCCACCAAACTTACTGACGCTGGTACTGATCTGCGCGTTACCCACCGTTTCCAATACGTTTTTGGCGGTGTTGTCGATGATGGCTGCGTTGGTGTAATTCAATAGCAAGCCTACAGTTCCGCTAGATACAGTGGTTGTTGGTGGCGCGGTAGGCGGCGTAAACGTAGCAGTATAAAGCGCCGCACCTTTTGTTATACGAGTACCAGAAATATAACCAAGCCAGTTATCAGCAGACGCGCTTGCGTTTGAGCCAATTGTAAGGGCTGTTGATGTTGTATTCAGGGATACGCTGCCGACACTAGCCGTGGCACGTTGCACTCCGTTGACCCACAGATAAGTAGATGTTCCTGATCTGGTGAACGCAACGTGGTTCCACTGACCAATTGGTAACGCAGATGACCATGTTGCAACGTAAGCCGTGCCGCCAGAATACACAGCGGCTACTACGGATGTGTTGCTTCCTTCAGTTCTGACCAAAAACTGCGTTCCGGATGCACTTGCCCCGTCCGAGTGAGAAACAATAGACCCTATATTGGGAGGGTTCGATGGTGCGTAGACCCACGCTTCAACAGTGAAATCTCCACTTCCAAACTGAAACGCAGCGTTATTGGCGATTGATAAATTATCCCCTGTCCCATCAAAGTACCCAGATCCACCGACCGTTGATGCGCTGTACACAGCCGTGGGTGCAAACGGTGAGAAGGCTTGGACGGAATAAGTGTTATACGGAGTAACCGTCAGCGCGTTGCTGCTGTTATCAACGAAACGGTTTGACTGACAGGTTAACAACTGCGTGTTGGTTATAGCAGTCAGTGGCGAAGTTGGTGGCGTGAAGTTTGCAGAGTAAAGCCCCGTGCCTTTAACAACACGAAAATTTGAGCAATATCCAGTGGGTGACCTTGAACCGCCGTAGCAGTTGGCAAATATTCGAATGTTGCTGGAAGGAGCAACGTAATTGTTTGAGTCGGAATACGTTGATCCTGTTTGAACCCCGTTGACGAACAGGCGCGAATTACCTGAAACACGGCTTAGTGCAATGTGCGTCCATTGGTTTAAGGATAGTGAACTGCCATAAATTACATTGGTCGCCTGAACATATACCAGCAATTGGCCTGAATAATAGTAAATGGTCGGACAGACTCCATCCGTCGATGCAGCACGTTGATCATAAAAAGTAACAAGTCCATCCGGTGCAGTTAAAGCCTCTGCATACACCCAAAACTCAATGGTGAAATCACCTGTACCAAACGCAAACTTTGACGTATCGGTGGCGTTAGCAATCAAATACGACGCACCACCGCTTCCAAAATAATTACTCCACCCCGTCTGGCTGAATGGGCTGAAGGTTCCTTGGGTCGTATTGCCATTCCTTGTGATGGTGAAGCCTGAGCCGCTGTTAGCCGTTCCTGAATCAAGGAAGGTATTGTTTTGACCACCGTTGGTGCCGTTGCCGTGCAGCAAGAGCGTGGTGTTCTCAAAGTACGGATCGTACGAAGGCCATGTCCCGGCCTTGATGTTTTTCAGTACGTCATTAAGCCGCCAGACTCCCGGCGCAGCGTTACCCAGCGCAGGGTTCAGTGTGGGTGCTGTCTTGGTAATGAAGCCACCGGGATAATCCATTATTGACCCCCAGCAGGCCACTGCTGATTGGTGACCACGGCAATAAATGCTTCCATTGTTGCGGCTGCTTTGATATTGGCTTCCAGCGTATCGCTGTAGGCTCTGATGGCTGCGCGGGAATCCAGCGTGGCTTGATCAACAGGCTTAACACCCTCAGCAGCACGGACCACCTTCCAATCGCTTGCAGATAACATGCTGTTAGCCGTGGCCTTGATTTGCGCGATCCACTGCGTCTTTAAGCCTGTCGTGATGAGGCGGTCGGCAGAGTTAACCATCCCACCCTGGCCCTCATTGGCCGTTGGGTCATATACCTGCACGAATAATGGGTTGCCTTGCTCATCCACCTCAGCACGGTCCTCAAGGAGCTTTTCAATGGCGCTAAAAGTCTGCGTCGGTACACCATCAATCAGGGTGAGGGGATTATCCGATACCCAGTAAAACCGCTCGTCTTGCCGGGGGCCGTAAGCCACTTCCATGATGCCTAATGCGGCCTTGTCTTGCTCAGACATGCGCGTTGTCCAGCGTTCGTTATATTCCCTGCCATCAAACGTAAAAGCAGTGTGTGGACGAATGGTTTGCAGGATCTGCCCGTTTTGAACTATGGCGTACATGTCTTACCTCGCAAGGGCGTATTTGAAGGGGTTTTCCGCAAAGGCTGCGTAGATGTAAGTCGCAGCAGAAGTATTTAGAAGTGCGTTAATTCCTCTGATTTTGAAACCGTTTGAATTTATATCAATCGGATATGTCCCACCAGAAATTTCTGCACCAGATGAATCGGGCGACAAGATGACATTTGCAATGTTATACGGACTTCTCTTGTTATCGTAAATCCACCATCCTTCACCAGAGGAACTTGAACGCTTAACTAAAATCCATGCGGCTCTAAATCCCGTGTAAATAAAAGGGCCATCATCCGCACCATTGCCGGTATAGCGACCAAACGCTGAGAAGCCGGGGATTGCGGCGAAGCAGTAGGCGACGATGTTGATGCTTCCGAGCCATTGAGTACCTACATTCACACCAAATGTTGTCGAGTTTGGCGCGGCGCTCCCCCATGAATCTGTCGCTGACGACTGCGCGTTCGTGAGGTTTAAGTAAATGTTGTAGTCTTTATTTGATGCACCACCAGTTAATCCAATATGCCATACGGGCCATTGAGTCGTTGAAGATCTAGACTTTGTAATGATCATGCTTGGTGCAACGCCAAGGCCATGCCCAGTTGTATAGTTGCCATTAGAAGATGGGGTCGTGAACGTCACGATGCTGAATCCAGCGGTTGTATTCGCACTCACCGTGCTGGTAACCGACCCTGCGGTGTTGGATGAGCCTGCGCCGTTGGCTTTCCAGTTCCAAGCGACGTAAGTAGCGCCTGTACCATTAGAGCCGTTGTCACCTACGGCAAGCTGAAATCCATCACTGTTGGTTGAATTGATATAAGTGGTGCCTGTATTTTCTGCGTCAGTCAGATTTGAGAACAAACGTGCATTTGTAATGCCGCGCAACCTATCCAGCAAATTGTGGCTATATCCTACGCTTCTGCATTTAATCCATACAAAGTCCGTTTCAAACCCAACTCCAGTAATGCTTTGAGTTGCGCCTGTTCCCGTCCACAGCACCGTGTTGAAGTAATCATCCCCCTGCGCTACTGTTGGGGTTGATAGGTTTTGTGTGCAGAGTGCTTTGAAGCCGGATGGTGCGGTGTAGGCGAAGGCGCGTTGGCCGAAGTTGGCAGCAATAAGAGGGTTTGAAGAAAGTGCTACAAACGGACCCCATGTTCCAGTAATACCTGTCTTTGCCGTGCCTTGGGAAACATTGTTCTTATAAAACACAAGCGTACCGGCGTCCATATCTAGTGCAATACCTACGACATCGTTATTTGTATATGTCGATCCATAAGCACCGTAGGAACTACCGTTCCAAAACTGTCCTGATGCACTTTCGTATTGGTAATTACCAGACCCTTCGCCAAACTGATTTATCGTACTTGCAAGGTTTTGAATACCAATACGCGTTTTTTCATCATAGCCATTGTCGCCACTTACGACCGTCACTTCCCAATACCACTTGCCAGAAGACACGCCTATCGTTGGGCCTATGCCATTCCATCCAGATGAACTGCTTTTGAAGTCTAAGTTGCCATTTCTTGCGCTTGGTGAAGACCCGCCGGTAAACAAAGAATTCCAAGTGCAGTAGTTGCCACGCACCGTGCCACCCGCGCCCGTGTCTGAGCCATAGCTTGTCGGACTATCCACCAAGCTGTCATTGCCGACACCAGCAGTCACGCTGAAATTGTTGGGCGTCCAGTTGTTGCTGTTGCCTGAGTAGTCCTTGCCCAGCGTCGTGCTGGTCGTGCCGCTGTTATCGCTGAAGTTCACATAGAAGCCATTGGTGCCATAAGTGCCGCTAAAGGCTTTAGGCTCCCAAACACCAGTGTTTGAGTTGGTTTGGCCGAAGGAAGATGGCGTTAGCTGCTGACCGTCGATGAAGTTGATTTCGGTCATGTAGCCGTCTATTTCATACCCAGCGCCGCCCCCGTACCGACCGATATACGTTGGGACGCTGTTATTGATTTGATAGTCGGCGTTCAGAGCCGGGTAACTACTGGTTGAAAAACTAGTAACTTGGACTCCATTTACATATAACTTTATGCGGTTTGACTGTGTCGCTTGTGTTGTATCGAACGCAACGACAATGTGGTACCAAGCTGATACATCCCTATAAACGGGCGTCGTTACCATCTGAAAGGTGTAAGCACCGCTGTAATCGTAAAGTTCAATTGCATCAGTGCTTTGAAGAAATTGAAATCCAGTCGTCGATGAAGATCCAGCGGTGAATATGCTTTGAGATGGATTAGCCGTTATTTGCCCTCGTTTAACCCACCCGCTCCATGTCCATGTCTTCCTGTTGCTTGCTGACCCCGGCGTTCTACTCAAATGAGCTTGATCAGCGCGGTTAAACCGCAAGCTGCGTGAGATGGGCTGGGCGACAGCGGGAGGCCAAAGACCTTGGGCCTGATACTGCAACTGCTTCTCAGTCGTCCAAATGCCTGACGCTGTCGTGTTATCGACAGTCGGCGGCGTAGCACTAATGACCCCACCGGGGTAACCGTGGATAGGCATGGCAAAGCCCTTAGTTGATTTCTTCCCAGCTTGTCGTCACAACCAGATCACTTGCCGATCCTGCGGTTGCACCAATCGACTGATTTTCCAGCAGGTAGAACGATGTGGTCTTGTCAGTCACAATCAACGTCGCATCAGCAGGCACCGAGATTGTCGAAGCAATCGGGTAGGCCGTACCGCCTAATGCAGCTTGGCTGTAAATGTTGATCGTGATGTCAGCAGCCGTCGTGCCATCCACGTTAGCCACCACAATCGAATTGATCTTGAAGACCTTGCCCGATGACGCAGCATTGCTTACAAGACTGGTAGCACTTGTGGTCGATAACGAAACCTGCGATGAATTACCGTAGATCGCTGTGACCGCTACAATATTTGGATTTGCCATGATCTATTCCTTAGAACCCGAAAATCATCGCCATAGCGATTGCTTTGCCAGTGGAAATACCTGAAGCCGTTTGAAACGTAGGAGGCGAACCTGAGCCATTTGAAGTCAAAACCTGCCCAGAAGTACCGGCAGAGGTTGATGTAGGTGCAGCACCTGCGCCACCACCTAAGACAACGCCGTATTGCGTCAAAGCACCCGAAGACGCCCAGGCTGACGCGCTCGAGAAATAAGGAACCCCACCCGAGGTTCCCGCCACTGTCAGGGCAAGCGTTCCGCTCGTGGTGATTGGAGAGCCAGCCACTGAAATAATGCCGCCCGTGAAGGTTTGGGCAACCGACGTAACGCTTCCTGATGCACCGGCCTTACTTGCAAGCAACTGAACGGTACCGGTATTGTCTTTATAGTAAAGCTTGCCGTCTGTGTAATTCAGCGCAAGCTCGGCACCGTTAGCGGAAGAGGTTAGATTTGAAGCGGACGGAGTCGCCGAAGCGGTGCTGCTTCCGTAAATGAGAATGGGCGTATAGCCAGTCTGTGCCATTTAGAATGCACCTCCGTAGATGCCTGTTGTTGCTGTTAGCGTTGTAAAAGTTCCGGCAGCGGCCGTTGTTCCGCCAATCGTAGTGCCGTTAATCGTTCCGCCTGTAATCGCTACGCTACTCGCGTTTTGCGTAGCCATAGTACCCAAACCAGAAACGGCGCTTGAAGAGATCGCGATAGCGGTGTTTGTGACGCTTGTAATCTGGCCCTGAGCGTTAACGGCAAAAACTGGAACCTGAGAAGCAGACCCATAAGTCGCAGCGCTGACACCCGTGTTTGTAATAGAAAACTGAGTGCCGGTCAATGTCAATCCGGTCCCGGCGGTGTAAGCGCCGGAGCCAGAAAATTGCTGCCAAATGATTGGGTCAGTACCAACAACGTCACAAGGCTGGGTTTGGACCCAGCCCGTATTGGCGTACAGGGTACCGTTAGATACAAAAGTAAAATCGCCGGACGCAATCTCAGTGGGCGTATCAAAATCAGTCGCCCTGGTTAGAACCGTGCCACCAGTTGCCCAGGTATAAATACCGTTATGAGCCTGATTGGTTTCGTTCTTAACCAAGATCCGATTGGTATTAAGCAGGGTGTAACCATCAAGCGTGGTCAGTGCCACGCCAAGGGTCAGCGTCGCACCGACACCCGAGGTTCCGTTGTTATAAGTAACCGATCCACCGGTAATTGACGCAAGCGTTCCTGTCGTTGCTGCTGCGCAACTGGCGTGAACATGGAGCCCCTCAGCAACCGCATCAACATATTGTTTTGTTGCAAGCTGAAGTGCCGATGTTGGGTCGCCAGTTACGGCGACTGAAGTAAGACCGGCAAGCGTAAGGCTTGTAGCACCCAGTGATATAGTTGTCGTGCCAATTGTGAGCGATGAATTGGTCAGGCTGGCGTTGCCGATATTCGTCAACGTATTGCTTGATCCGCTAATCGTTTTGTTCGTCAGCGTTTGCGATCCGGTGAGCGTTGCGACCGTAGAATCGATGCTGATCGTTCTTGCGGAGGAGCCGTCGTAAGTCGTCCCGGAATCAAGCTGCAAACCCGTACCTACGGTGAGCGCATTTGGATTAGCGGCGGTAATAGTGCCAGCGCCGCCTAGCGAAACTGTAACGCCGTTGTAAGTCAACGAGCTATTGGTGAGACTAGCGTTACCGATATTGCTAAGCGTATTGCTCGAACCGCTGATGGTTTTGTTGGTCAGCGTTTGGGTGTCTGTTAGGGTTGCGACCACCGAAGTGTCGATACCCACCGATCCAGTTGACGTAATCGTTGATGGCGATAGCGAGATGCCAAGACCCGAAGTAATTGAGGTAACGCCGGAACCGGCAGCGATCGCGCCCCAAGCCCCATTGGCATAGCCTTCAAAGTTTTGAGTGGTGGTGTTATAGCGCATCGTTCCATTGGTCGGAGAGACAGAACGATCGCCTGTTGCGCCGGACGGCAATATGACACCCTCAACACCTGGAAGGGCTGGATTATCAGCGATGCTGACAACAGGATTGCCTGAGCTTCCATCGCCGCTTGCTACATCAATCTCGCTTGCGGTTCCCGTAATCGTTAGCAGCGTAGCGCCGCCACCAGAAGACCTGCTTACAAGACCGGTCCCAGAAGACAGCCCAGCAACCTGAGCAACATAACCCGCCAATGAAAGGGTTGGGTTTGCCGCAACACCATCGCCATCGGCAATACTCAAACCACTTCCAGAGGTCGCAATTGACCTCGCTGTAATCGTCGTGCCCGACTTAGTAAGGACTCCATTACTAGCACTTACCAAAGAGGCTAGAGCGCCCGAAGGGCTGATCTGCAACGTCCCTTGGGCACCACCGTCAGTAATGCTTAAGCCGGAACTCACGCCGATCTGACGACTTAAGGTAAGCAAAGGTTGGTTGCCAACCGTCAGGAACGGGTAATTAAGGCTAATAGAACCTGCAATCGCCGCGGTCGTCGTCTGTATGGTCGTGCCGTTTTGGCTGACAGGAACCAGTTCCGTGCCCGTTATGGCACTACCCGTTGGCAGTTCAGAGATTCGCAAATTGGGCATATCAGTCTTCCAGGCCGTCGATGTTACCGTTTACCGGGACATTCGCCTGCTCGGGCGAAATGATCGAGGTGTTATACGGATTGGTGATCAGCGCATCATCAACTACGGTTAGTGGCGTATCAGGACGCGGCCACCGAAGTGTAATTCTCTCAGTTTGTCGGGCGGGAAGTCGATAGGGATCGAATTGATCCTTGCACCCCTGATCGCAAACCATCAGCCCAGGGTAATTCGGGTCCGAAGAAAGCTGGACGTAAGCCCTCTTCATGCTGCACCGACCGCATATTGCGATCGACAGCACCGTATTACCATGAGTGTCAAGGAATCTAGGCATTATCGGGTGTACATCGAAATGTTCGGGGCGAAGTAGATCGGGCTCTTGTCGCGCTCTTCCTGCTCAACGTCGTACAAGGCCTCCTTGGCGTACTTTTCAAGCATGAGGATGCGGTTTTCCTGCACGTCAGGAAGCTCGAGGCTCATCGCATGGGCAAGCATGGCCTGAATGGCCGGGAACCAGCGCTGGGGGACCTCAATGGAGTCCTTTAAGGCCCCGACATCCTCGATCTGACGCTGCCGCCAGCAGACCATTTGCACAAAGCTATTATTCGGGACCGGCCACAAGTAAACCTGGGGGTCCAGCTTGCGATCAAACCAGAATTGCAGGGGCTGATTGCTTGGGAAGTTGCGGTTCGGCAGGTTCGTATAGTCGTCTTGGTTAAGCCTAGCCATCGGAATATCGGTGACCGTAGTCCCAAAGTAGACCTCGCGCATAACCAGGGTGCCTGATACGGCCCTCACGCGGTAATACTCGACCGATACCCCAGGCTCGATCGTGAACCATGTCCACTCGTTGTCTACCAAGACCGTCGACCCGGGGTTCTTAAGTGTGCTCCAGGTCGATCCGTCGGAGGAATACTCGATGATGAGGTTAACCGTTGAGGAAGTACCCGGAAGGAGACCGACCATCGTGACGTAGGTGTCCTCGGTGTACTGGATTGCGATATTGCCGCCAGCCGAGGTTTGTGTGCAAATGGTGTCGGTATTCTCATCAAAGGCATTGGCGACTGTGCCACCGGCCGAGGACGTGTAAGAACCCGAGGGCCTCATCGTCTTGCGGTAGAGCACATTGCGCACGTCCACGGTCCCGACAGGGAGGTCGTAGATGTACTGCAAGGCCTTCATGCCGATAATGGTCTGCTCGACGCACCAAAACTGAATCCCGCGGTTTGCGAGGTTCGATAGCAGGTAGTAAAGGTTTTGCCTGGAGGCGTTGACCTGCTCGACCGTCAGCGATTCGGCAAACTTACCGCTGCGACGAGCCCCATGATCGATGAGGCTTTGCGTCGTGATGACTGTTTGGCCTACCGTGCCCGATGTTGTCATCGCTACCCCTTAGCATTTCCAGCGCCGTAGGGACGCTTTGGCGCGTTCAGCGGGTCCCTTGGCATTATCCACTACCCCTTGCATTCTCGCGCAAAAGGAACGCTTTCTAGCGCCTCCTTCGGGCTGTGGAGCCTTTAGGTTTGATCCTGTTTCTCGGTTGTATTTCGCTCTACCCTTGGCGGTAAGACCCGCGCCTTGAGAGACCGGAAGCTTCTCGCCACGGCCAACCGCAAGGCTCGGGCCACCCTCTTTAAGGCGTTCAGGAAGTTTTGCATAGGACTTTCCCCCGACGTTGGATTTGGTGTACTCAGACCCTACGCTCGGCTTGATACCGACCTTCTTAGCGAACGAGGGGTTATGGGCCACCGCCTGCATCAGGCGGAACTGCTCTTTCGACTTGGCTGGCATTTAGGCCACCTGCCCCATAGTAGCGATAACGGAGGGGATCGCCGGATAAGCAGGCGATACGCTTGCGGGAAGGTTTTCCATCGTCAAGGTTGCAACGGTTGGAAGCCATACAATTTGAACGTACTGGGCCGCGGTAAGCGACAGGAAAATATTCCAGGCCGCGACCCCATAACCGAATATGCTTGCAGACTTGCGTGCGGGTATCGTCATTTGAGTTGCCGAGTTGGCGAGATCAACGCCATCAACCCGAAACCAGATCGTGACATCCTCTTGCGTGTTTTCGACGTTCTTAAACTGAGCACTGAATTGCAGATTATAAATCCCGGTGTTGGGAACGGTAATCCTGCTGCTACTTGCGACTGTAACGCCGTCTGCAACATCCACGGAATTGAACGTCATGGCCGTGCCCGCGCTAATACTTCCAGTTTGGTCGACGTTGCTGCTAAAGGCACCATAAGCTGCGTCAAAAGCACGAAGGGTTGATAGCGTTGCCTTGACGTTCGCACCGCTCTGGACCATGGGGATAAGCTCCGCACCCGTCAGGGTTGCGGCGGTAGGCATCGCGGAAATCTTTTGATCAGCCATTACGAGGCCTCCAATACGATCTTGTTGTTATCTTCTTGAAGGACATACCCTGGGTCTGTCTCATCAAGAATGTAGAAGGTGGTTGTTGGTGCCGCGCCATACATATCGACCACGCCGTTATCGCCAACGTCCAGGCCCCAATCCGTGCCGCCAATGACGTTTTGAGCCCCTATGCCACGAGCAAACCCATCGGACGTATTGGCTTGATCAGCAACGCCGGTGTAGCCGACGATGCCCATCAGATACCTGCTTGGATGAGATTAAGCGTTGCGGTACCCGATCCCGAGTTCACCAGGACCTTAACGCCGGTAACCGGGAAGGCATAGTTGCCATCGGCATTGGCTGCCAGCGAGGCTACCGTAGGATGCGAGAACCAAGTCGTAAAGCCAATTGCCGGATCATCAAAAGTGTGCTGGACGGTATAGTTGACCGTCCCAGTTACAACGACACCAAACCCGACGTTAAAGGGGCTGATGTTGGTATTCATGACCAGAGCGCTGCTTGAGCCTACTCCTGTCTTTGAAACGGATTGAACTTTCATTGCAAGTCCTTAAAGTAAGCGGGGGCCTTAGCCCCCACCGTTTCAGCACGCGCCGCCGTAGGCCTTCTTAGCAATCCGACCGCCCTTTTTGTGGGTGTCGGCAAGCTTCGTAATGTACGGAGGTTTGGTAGCAGGCACCTTCGGGTACTTCACTGCCTTGCCGTCGTCCTGAAGTCCGCCCTTCTTGAACTTTTGGATAACGCCACCGGTCGCATACTTCTCAATAACGCCACCGGTTGCATAGGCTGCAACACCACCCGATTTAAGGCCTTTATGCGCCTTGGAGGCAGGCTTGTCCTCGTGGGACTTGAGTTCCTTCTTGATGCCTTTCATCTCGGCCATTTCGGCCTTGTGCATCGATTTGGACTCAACCTCGCCGCCCTTCTTGCGCATCATTGGACCGCGCATACCGCCTTTAGGCACGGTCATCTTGGGAGCGATACCACGACGTGCTGCCATGGGGATACCACGCTCTGAAGGCTTTGCAGCCGCAGGCATACCCATAGCGTCGGGCATCCCGCCCATCGCTTTACGTTGCACATGGCCACCCTTCTTCAGCTTCAATTCCACTGAAGGCTCGGTGGTCATCATTTTCACCATCGGCTTGAACTGACCCATGATCCGCTCCTTATGCGAACGACTTGTAGACGATCGTCACACGGGCAGCGCCTGCACTTGCTGCTGTGCCGGTCTGGCTAAAGGTCACGGTTGCATAGTCAATATCGCTGGTACCCACGTTAGCCCAGGCACTGTATACGCCGGTCGTGGCGACCGAAGCGCGTCCAGCAGAGCCAACCGAAGTAGCAGCAACAAACGCCGCAGCCGATCCCGTCTTGCCTACCGTGACCGTGTTGGTCGTACCGGCATTGAAAGCAGTCGTCACGTCGATGTTGACATCAACGATCTGAGCGCCTGCGGGGAGCGTGCCAATGGTGACCGCGGAGGTGTCCGTATAAGCGATCGTTGCGGTGATCGCCGACAGTACGCCTGCTGCATTAGTCACATTGTTGTTGTACGCCATTTTTCTCTCCTATGAGGAGAGGGGCCGAAGCCCCTCGCCGGTTTAGACGCCAGGAGTACCGTACATGGCACGCGGGTCGGTCCAGCCGATGTCATAACGCTCGGTGGCCTTGTAGCGCATGGAGTCGGTTTCGAAGTCACCTTCCATGGTCTTCTCAAGGGCGCGGCGCATCATCAGCTTCATGCCTTCCGGTGCGTCGGTCTGCACCCACCATGCGGTAGGCGAGGTCAAACGGCTGATAACCGAAGCGCCCTCGGACAGCAAGCCAATCGATTTGATCGGGTTGATGTCGTTGTTCGCGGTACCAGCACGCAGAACGCTCTTAAGCAGAACTTCAGCCTGGAAGGTGTTGCCAGGAGCAACAACCAACTTCAGCGGGTTCAAACGGATCTTCTTGCCGTTGTTGTCAACAGCCTGACGGATCTGGATGAGCATCTGCTCAAGGGACGTTTGCGAAAGGTTCGCAGCCGTCGTAAGCAGGTTGCTGAAGGTGCCCGAGACGATTGGGTGAGAGGCGGAGTTCAAAGGAACGCCGTCGCCACCGTTATAGCCTGCGGTAAAGGCACGGTTGAGCACGTTGGCTGCCAAGGTCTCCTTGGTCTCGACGAGAGACTGTGCGAGGTGCTTAGCATAGACCTGACCAATCCGGATATGGTCGCCGTCTTCCACGAGCACTTTGGTCAGTGCGAAGGCCAAACCATAGACCTTGTACACATAGCGCTTGAGGAAGAGCACGCCGCCCTGCTGATATGTGACGGGAGTGCCGTCAGGCATTTCAGGGGCTGCGCCGAAACCATAAAGGACCGGCTCTTCGTGGTAGTTACGGGGGATACCGTTTTGCTCACGGAAAACGGTAGACCATTCATCGGCTCTCTGGTCGTAAATGCCGTCGAACGATTCGTTAAGGATCGGTTCGACAATCGACCGAAAGTCGGTACTGCGCATCGGGGCTGCCATGATCTAGCCCTCCTTAAGCGATGGTTACGGGGTAGGCCTTCGCCGAACCCGTGTAGATGGCACCGAACTGATGCTCGGCAATCTGGGCACGCACGATGACATAGGTATCGCCCCAAGCATTGTCGGGGTAAGGCGCAATGTCGATCACGCGCATTTGGGCGGAGGCGTTAGCTGCGGCAGCCGAGGTGCTCAGCATGCAAGCAGAAAGACCTGTGGTCGTGCTTCCGGCGGTCGTCGATGCAAGATCGTATTCCTGGCCGATCGCGGTTTGCGCGATGGTGGCGTTGGTCTGGATCTCGTAAACGATGGCGGGATCGCTGTAGAAATACGCAACGATCTCGGTGGCCGAGGTGGAAGCAGGCCAGTAGTTGGAAACGCGCCGACGACCCGTGGTGTCGGTGAATTCCACGCCTGCGAAACAGCCCACAAAAGCGTCACCAGCAGCGGCAACTACGATAGCGCCGGTGCTGACGTCGATCTTGACAGGCTGACCCTTGAGGATGTTCGTCGCGTAACCCGACGTAATGCCATTGGCGATTGCTTGCGCACGGTCCAACCCAGACGGGTGGAACGCAGGCCGCATGCCAAAGGCAGCAGAGGTAGCACTCATTTGTCAGACTCCTGAGGTTTCAACCCTCGAATACCGGGGGTCGAGTTGGTTGGTCAAAATTCATCCCGTCGCCCTCAACCATCCCAAGCCGTCTGCCGTTTGAGTCGCGTGCGCCTTGCAACTGCTCGACTTGCACCCGGATCTTTTCCTGCTCTTCCAGGGGCGCATCGAAGTGAGCCTGCGTCATGTAATCCTGATAAATGTCCATTGGAAGCTTGAACAAGATCATTTCGTTACATGCTACAAACCCTGCAAACTCGCCTGCTTTCACTTTTAGATGCTCAAAGCCGGGAAGATCATCAGCTTTAACAGGCTCGTAGCCCAGGCGCATCCGCTTGTGAATCGGATCATACGAATTGGTAGTCGATAGCCAACAAAGGTGGAAGCCGGGAATCTCCGGCGGTGTCGGGAGAGCCTCCTGTAGCCACTCCGACCGGAACATCTTGCGACGTTCCCCCGCAAAGGCAAAACCTGCCTCAGGTGCGTCACGCTGTCGATCCTCGGAAGCCCGAGAGCGTCGGCCAGCGTCAGAATTCTTTCTAAGCCTATCGTCCATTTCCACTCCTTTGTTGTTCACGGTCGAAATCCATGAAGCGTTTGATCATCTTCATGCGTTGTTCCTTGTTGTCCCACATTCCAGCTTCCTTGATCGCAGCTACCCGTTGGGGCGAGAGTAAAAACTCGTTGCTGCTACCTGAGGTGCTCGAACTGGACCGCTCGGAACCCGTTACAACAGAGCGTGGTCTCGGACGACTATTGCTCTTGCCTTGATTGTAACGATGAGGAAGGTACTTTGACAAGCGTTCATCAAGCTCGTCCCAATACTCTTCGGTTGATGGGTCGTACCCCTCTTCGGCCATGGCTTTATCGATCTGAAGTGCTACCTTGGAATCGGTATCGCGGCCCTTGGGGTCGTACCACCGGTTTTTGGACATCCAATCGGATGCTAGGCGCTGCATATCGGGGTCCGGGGGCTTAATCCCCGAGGTCTCGATCTGCCTGGAGGCTTGATGCTTGAGGTTTTGCAGCGCTTCGACCTGCCGCTTGGCCTCGTACATGGCTTCCTGAGCGTTTACCACCCCGTCACCGTCGCCTGACTCGACTGCTTCCTTCAATTTCATCTGCGTCCAGCGCAATCGAACGTCAGCGTCCTCGATAGCCTTGTCCACTCGGGCCATTTCTGCCCCGGAGGTACGCTTTTCGAGGCTTGCAAGGCGTTCGGCAAGCTCCTGATTCTGCTTTTTGAGCGAGGAAATCAGGTGGTAGTTGTGGCGCTTCTCTTCTTTACCCAATTGCCGCTTAAGTTTGCGCTCTTCGCGCCTTGCGGCTCGAATTGCCTCGCGATCGGGGTCCGAAGGGTCGATGTCATCGTCTTCGTTGTTGTTAACAAACCCGTTATGGACCGAAATATCCGGCTCCGGAGGGGTCTGATCGATGGGCTCAACGCTATCGGGCAGTTCAACAATGGCCGAGCCATCGTTTGCCTCCTGAACGTTAAGCTGCATTTCTAGCTTGTCGCTTGCATTCACGGTTTTCTCCCAAAACCTAGATGTAAATGTGCATCGTCAAGGGGTCCATCGTGACCTTGGCGATGATCTCGTGGTCGTTGAAGATGCAAAACAGCGCCTTTTCATCGCTTCCGGGTACCGCAACCTCCCATCGATCCCCGCCCCACTTGGGAACGCGGACGAATTCGCCGATTTCGCACCATGAGCCTTCCGGCCATGGGTCCATCGAGTCGCGTTTACGGAAAGCAAGGGGGCCGATAGCAATAACCTTGGCCACTTGGCTGTTCCACTTCTCAACCTCTTTGGTCTCTTCGACCAAAACGATGCCCGAAGACGTCGTTTTCTTCTTGGGCGACTTGATCTGAACGAGCAATCGAGCGCCTAAGGGTGCTGCACCTGGGTGAACTTCAGGAAATGCTTCCCGAATCGCCGCTTCATTCGAAGCGTTAGTCATACTGATCCTCCGTTAAAAGTTGGTCGATAGCCTTCAGAGCTTGTTCAAGCCCTCGGTATTCACCTACGAGGCGCTGATACACCTCGTAACTGTTGGCATTACCGTTCGCCAAGGAGGTTGCAATATCAGCCTGCAACCCCTTGATGATCCCGATAAGCTGAGAAAAGTCGTTCATTTACGCTTGACTGATTTCTTCTCTTC